TGCTCAAACTCAATTCCGTAAAATCAATCGTGACCAGGAATACATTGATGCTTATTTGCACAATGCTCTTCAATGGTGGAACTGGTATGAGTTCGGTGTTGAGCCTAAGGGCGCTGAAGACCTTATGCCAGCACAGTGGACAGATATGTATACTATGGAACTATCTGACCTTGAGCAATTTGACGCAAATCTCAGCCGTGAAGTTGACTCAAACTGTCAATCTATTCTCAAAGAGAAAGAAGCCAAACATGATGCAGATTATGCAAAAGTTGAGCTAAGACATTTGATGCCTAAGCTATGTCGTCAGATCACACATAAGCTAGGTGGCAATCTCAAAGGCTACAAACTTACCATGACCAGAACCAAAGGTCGTGAACCATCAATTAAAATCAATCAATTAAAGGAGGTCGTAAATGGCTAAAGAAAAACAATCCGTATATGAAACGTTATCTAAAATAGACGTTTCTAAAATGACAGAAACCAAAGGACACGGAAACTTTAAAGCAACTTATCTATCTTGGACTCATGCTTGGCACGCAGTTAAATCCAATTACCCTGAAGCTACTTTTGAAAAGAAAATCTTTAATGATAATCAAGATAACCCATTGCCTTTTATGAGAGATACAAAAGGTAATACTTGGGTAGAAGTTTCTGTAACTATTGAAGGTATTACAATACCTGAAGTATTTCCTGTTCTTGGTCTTGCTGAAGTAAATGGAAAGAAAAGAGATATGCAACCTCTTAAGCATCCTGACTCTTTTCAAGTCAATACTGCTCACCAGAGATGTTTGACTAAAGCTTTAGCTTATCATGGTTTAGGCATAAATATATATGCTGGGGAAGACCTTCCAATGGAAACATCTAATGTAGAGATTTTAGATGAATATAAAGACAAGGCTGATAGCTTTGTAGCTGATATTAAGAAAGCTAAAGATGAAAAAGCTCTTAATGCTATTGCCAAAAAGATTTCAGATGCAAAGCTTCCTACAAGTCTAAAGGGCAATGTTGAAACTGCATTTAGAAATAAAAGGTCTCAACTAAAGGATAAAGCATCTTAAATGGTTGTTAGAGATGCTAAAGCCAAATTTCCTCGATTGCTTTCACTCCCAGAGGCTCTCGAGGAAATAGGGCGACCACAAACCCAGTGGAACGAACAGTGGTTAAAAAGAACTATTAAAAATAATTACATTACATATTCCAAGACAGGTACGAAATGGTTTATAACTGAGGAAGACCTGTGGGAACTACTTAGGAGTATAGAGGTAAGGTGCTATCGCTCAACAAAAGGAAAGAAAGAGGTCCGTACTACCAAATTGAAGACACTATACGTCTCCCAGATGGGAGAAAACACAGAGTTAGAGAAAGTACAGGATGCACTTCGTTTGAAGACGCAAAAAGATACGCAATCAAACGAGAACGTGAAATCATCCAGGAACTTGAAGATAAAAAGAGAACTTTCTTAACATTCAATATGGCTGTATTGGATTACATTAATACAAAAGATACTGTTCATCGTAATGATGCAGACAGAATTAATCGTCTACTGAAATACTTTGACAATGTTGATGTATCTAAAATTAATGGACATTCTTTTTCACATTTTGTGAAGTCAGTTATTCCTAAAGTAGGAAACGATACAGTTAATCGTTATCGTTCCAATCTTGTGGCAGTCTTAAACCATGCTCATGGTGAACAGCCACATATAGTTATTAATAAGATACCCACTCGGAAGGTCGAAAAGCCAAAGCCAAGGTATTTATCAAAAGAAGAAGCAGAAAGGCTTATCAATGCTTATCACCCAACACTTCAGCCACTCATTTACTTCCTCGCTTATCAAGGTGCTAGAATTGCAGAAGCACTCAGTCTCAAATGGCAGGACATCGATATGGATAAAAGGAGACTTACCCTCTGGAACACAAAGAACGGTGACTATCGGTCTTTACCAATTCACTCCAGAGTCTATGAGGCTCTCCGTGGCATTAACAGAGAAAGAGTTGGTTTTGTATTCCTCACTCCAAGTGGAAAACCCTATAGCTATTCCAGTAAGAAGAATGGTAGTCCTATTAAAACTGCTCACAAAGCAGCTCTTAAAAGGGCAAACGTACAACAATTTAAAGTACATAACTGGAGAAGCCACTGGGCTAGCCGATTAGTTCTAGATGCAGATGCTACGAACTATTCATTGATGGCTCTTGGAGGGTGGAGATCACCTTCAAGTGTTGTGCATTACATAAGACTTAACCCTGACCATTTGGTCAATACTTTGGAGAAATTAGAATGAATTTTAAAATAGATAAAATAAATTCAGATGAAAAAATTCTTTTTATAGATGTGCCTAATGCAGATAAAACTGTAGCAATAGTAAGAAATCATAAAAGAATATTTGTAGCATTTTATCCTATGTCTAAAATTACAGACAAACCAATTAAATCTATATTGTGTTTGGACGCAGAGGGTTATAATGCTGACAACGACAATGGTGGGGAAAATGAATCGATTGTCACATAGCTGTCACAGCTTTGAAATGCCTAGGTTAATACTGAATGATTACAATAGGTTAGAGATGGGGGATATAACCTTGCCAAGGTTAGGGTCGAGGGTTCGAATCCCTTCGCCCGCTCCAATAAAAGAGAGGCTCCAAACGCAAGTGTATCAACGCTTAGAGCCTCTTCCTCCCCACCACTGCCGAGTCTAGCAATGTATTAGTATCTAAACATTTCTTTCACATTAGCACCATTCACATTGCATTATGTAGGCAGTTCGTGTCACATAGCTGTCACATTAGAAAAAAAGAAAGACTTCTCCGAGGGGAAGAAGCCTTTCGAGGTGCTATAACTATTTATACCATTTTTATTTGAAAGGAGTATTCACAATGTATAAAGATGATCCAAGAGCCGAAGAATATGATAAATATGGCAGATACTACCCTAAAGAAACTCATATTATACAATCATCATCTATTGCTAACTTTGATACAATGTCTGAGTCATTTAAAGAGGGCGATTATAATTTATTTCATAGAGGAAATAAAAAAGCCCAAACTGAACAGTTAAAACATATGGGTTTTGGACTTGATTTCTTTTCAAGGGAAGTTACAAATCCTACTAAATCAAGGTTAAAAAGAAGCTCCTTCTAGCATTTCTCTTAAATGAGGACCTCTTGACTTCACTTGCCCCCACCACTTCGAGTTCTGCATTTCAGAGCCAGCTGTAAATACATCCCTTTCCTCTATGGCTTTCCAAAACTTCTTGAACTTGGAAAATCTATTCCATCCCATGTTAAACTGCATGGATAACAGAACAATCTGTACATTGTCAGGAAGCTCTCTCCAAAAGGGTTTATGCTTGTCTAGTTCTTGTGAGTGTTTCTCTAAATCTCTTGCAAGGATAAAGTCTGCCGTTTCCTGGTCAATGCCTTCTTCTAAGTTATGACCGTAGCCAATCGTCCAAACAGGAGGATTAGCAGTATCCTTATACATTTTTAATCTACATCCTTCGTGTAATTTTATTGTATCAACTAAGTTTTTCATTTCATTCTCTCCAATATTCTGTCTATTTTTTCTTCTAGTCTGTTTATTGCCACAGTAACGTCATCACGTTTTGCATAATCTTCTCTTGTCTTATTAATAAGAATATCCAGACGTTTTATCTCTCTGGCTTGTGTTGATAGAAACCATCCACCTCCCATAACTATGAGAGCTATCAGTCCATCAATAATATGTACTAAGTCCATCATTTCTTGCCCCTAAACTTATCAAGTCCTCTGATACCCAGTGCAGCTGATACGGTTAAAAAGAGTAAGTAAGTATACCAGTCAGGTAACTCATTCAGTCTTTCAAAACCATTCTTAACAATATCTTCCATGCCAGGGATAAAGACCAAAATTGTTGGAACCAATACTACGATTGTGACAAGCTCATCTTTAAAACTTGACTGAGTACTTTGTGCCATGATGATTTCCCATTTTGAATCATGGGTGGCAGCAGTTCTCATTATCTCAGCTTCAGCTTCTGCTTTAGTCTGTGCTAATGTAGCTTTTGCTTTCTGTTTATTAATTTGCGATTG